TCCGAAGTTCGTCAAGGGTGACTTCCAATTCTTTGCCATCATCTTTTACCTTGATGACTAGATCGTCAGGAAGTTCCTGTTCGATAACCTCTTCTGTGTCGTACTCTTCATCCGGGTCAGACTCTTCGGCGTCTTCATCAGCTTCTTCATAATTAGCTTCAGTTTCTTCCGCGTCGTCTTGAGCCTCTTCAGGCTCTTGCGCCTCGGCCTCGTCTTGGGTGTCCTCATCAGGGCCAAGCAGTTGGTCGATGGCTAGTGTTGCTTCGTGGAGGCCGATCCCACCACTGGGGTTGCCGACTTGTTCCGTCATATAGCACCTTCTTTATTAAATGTTAACTCCTTGATTTGGCGACTAAGCCGTCGTCAAGGATTGCCTGTAGGCGGGCTTTCAACCGCTCAAGTCCTTTGAGCGTGTGAAACATGTCAGAGCGTCCGCCATAGTCAGTATGAGCCGACCTACGCCACTCTTCAAAAATATCTCTTTCCACTGCGTCGAATGCCTCCTTGAGAATTTCATCCTCAAGAAGGCGCTTCGCGTGGTTAGCTTTTGTCATTGGGTCCATTAAATCAACGGCTCGTATCTAGGGTTAGTTACCATTGCGGGCTGTGCTTGGGGTAAAGCTGGGGCGGGAGCAGGAGCCGCAGAGTTAAGCAGGCCGTACCCCGGCTGGAAGAACATAGCTTCCGGACCAAAACCATACCGCTCGTAATCCGTGATGTTTGGATTGGCGCGCATATCTCGGCCTGCGCCTATACCTACGCCCGCGCCTGCACCGAACGGGGAAACATACGGCGTGGTCAGGCCAGTATCACCGCCACCAGCCAAAAGATTTTTTAGAAGGTCTGCTCCGATACCGCTAATCGACAGGAGTTGGGGTATGTTGAGGCCAGTGCCGAGAACGCCACCGTTATCAGAAGAAGGCGTACCCGCCGTTTGTGTTGGCGTAAGCGCACCCTGTGTTATCGCGGGCAACACAGTTTCAACGCCCGCGATTGGCGGGGGTGTAACATTCTGCCCAGTAACCACGATTTCTTTAGGCGCTGCCGTCGTCGGCGTCAACGGTAACGTCGGCGTCAACGGTAACGGTAACGTCGGCGTCAACGCGCCAAGTACTCCACCAAGGTCTACTTCTGTCGGCCTCGTTCCGGTAACTACAATTTCGTCTGGTATGGATGGCGATGCGCCAACAAGCGAGGGGACTGACGAACCCACCACCCCGCCAACTGTTGAGCCGACAAGACTAGGCGCGACTGCTCGTGCTGCGTTTACGATGAGGTCGCCAGCAGCGCCGCCGACGCCCGCAGGAATTGACGCACCTGTAAGACTGCCGAAGCTGAGTCCTTCGAGCGCGTTCGGGATTAAATCAGCGTTGATGCCGCCCGTTGACGCAGCGCCTCCGGGAACAGCTTTACCAAACAATTGACCGCCAAGAGCAGAACCCCCTGCCGCCAATCCGGCGCGGAGCAATGTATTCTCTAGGCTACGCCCTTGGGCCGCGCTCGATGCTGCGGAACCCAAAGCCGCACCAAGAACAGGGCCAACGCCGGGAATAAAACTTGCGGCAATCGGTAGCGCAACGTCGGCAATCTGGCCTAGCACGCTTTTGTTCTTCTTCTCGTTGGCTACAGTCGTATATTCGCCGGACGGGTTTGCAGTTTGGATGTTGTACGATGCTTTGTTGCCAAGCGTGTTGGTTAGGTTTTGGCCCAGTTCGGTTGCTTTGCGCGCTGCTTCAACGCCTGTGCCTTCAAATATAACCTTATTGGTGCGGAGATCAACAAGGCGCACCGGCTGGTCAGGCATCACCGCAAAAACATTGCCACTCGTCTTGCTCGTTGGGTTGCCTTTGTTAGATACTGGCGCAGTGATATACTGGATATTTTGGTTGGACGGCGCGGCTTCTTGCGTCATCGGCTGCTCTGCGGCAGCGGCCATCATGCCCCCATCGAGGAGACCATAGCCGCCGTCCATAATCGGCGCGCCATCGTACATCATACGTTGGCCGTAGAACGGCTCCGTAAGGGATTGATACCTATTCGGAAGTAACGCCATTACATCATCCCTTCTGGTGGCATTTCTGGTTGCATCGGCATTTCAGTCGGCATCTGCGCTTGCTGAACCGCCTGCGCCATCTGCGCGTTTTGCTGGGCCTGTTGAGCCTGCACGGCTGCTCGTTCCATTTCGCCCTGCTGGCGTAGGAACTCACGGTCACGCTGCATCAACGCTTCGATGTTGGCCGTGTTGACCTGCGCGCCGTACTTAGCTTCAATCTCGGCTGCCTTAATCATCATATCGGCATCGAGTTTGTCGCGCTCACGGTCGTCCTTGCGCAGCATCTCTTCACGCTGCAACTCAAGTTCTGCGGCCTTCTTTTGAATGTCAGCGCGGATTGCTTCCATCTGAACCTGAGATAGCATCTCTTCCGGTGTCGGCTGCGGTGGCGCAGGCGGGGGAGGAGGCGGCATCATAGCTGGGTCTTTGAAGAATACAGTCGGGTCTTTGAATCCAGCCAGCGCCATCATCTGCGACAGCGTGTTGTAGTAACCCTGCATGTCGGCCAGCGGTGCGCCCATCTGCATGAGCATCTCTTGCTTGGCTGCGACTTGACCCAAGAACGCCATCTTCTCTTCGTTGCTACCAGTACCGATAGCGACGTTGACGACGACATCCATGTTCGTATCCCACACACGTGGGTCAATCGGCACGAACGTATTACGCAGACGCACCATGCGCGGAGCATCTTGGTTCTTGGCGATAAGCTGCATCGACTTGTGGAACAGGCTCTTCATACCAGTTTCCGCAAAGATACGGCAGATCAGTTCGATATGCTGCGCCGCAGCAGTAATCGTGGCTGCGACCGCAGCGCGGGTTGAAGACTGAAGCGCATTCGCATCGAGGCCGGACGCGGCCTTGGAAATACCTGTACGGTTCTCGCGCAGTTCGTCCATGTACTGCAACATCGGGAAGGCTTGCGACCCGACGAACGGCATCACGAATGGCTGCACCATACCCGGTGCACGCATACGGATGATGCCGCCGACTTCGGTGTTCATCACGTCTTCAATGTTGACTTGGCCTTCAACAACACCCGTGCGTGGGTGGATCGACTGAGCCAAGCTGTCCAGCGTGTTGCGGAGGATATTCGACTTGATAAGCTGAATGTCCATCGTCACGTCGGCAATCGACATGCCGAAGAATGTGTGTGGCTCTGGATCGGGGCAGAAGTCTACGAACGGAATAAAGTCGCAAGGTTCCCAATGCAGTATCTTGTTGGCGGAGCCAGCAACGCAGACGCGGCAAAGTTCCGCGATCCCGTCGCCGTCCATGTCAACATACACATAGCCCTCGATGTAGAGGACTTTGCGCGATGTCGTATCTGTGCGGCCTGTGATTTGAACGAACGCTTGCGGGTTACGGTCAAATGTTTCTGGGTTGCCTTCAAAGTCGTCAAGCGTTTCGAAGCCAAGGTCTTGAACCTCATCGAAATCGTAGCCCATCTTCACGAGATCAGACACGGTAACGTAGCGACGGTGGGCTACAAACTCGGCGGTTTCAATAGAACGCGCACGGCGGTCAATCAGAAACTCTTCGGGCGGTACGGACTGGACGCGCAGGCGGCCCTTCTCTGTTGTGCGGACAACGGTGCAGTCGTAGGTCGCAGGCTGGGTTTGGCCCATCATGCCCATCGGCGTTTCGACCATCGTCTCGCCGTAGGTAATCTCTACGTCCTTAACTTCGATATTGACATCGGACTGAAGTACCGAGAAGGTAGCCTCATCCAGACCCGTGAAGTAGTGGGTTGTGACATCTTTCTCAGTATCCCACCAAACTTTCATGATACCGTTCTTACGGATCAGAGCGTCCTTGAATGTGGAATAGCATTCGCTGAATAGGTTGTTGTCGCGTGTCAGGCAGTAGTTGACGTAATCCGTTGCTTGCTGCGCGGTGGCCACATCTTCTGGGCCGTTCGGCGCAAACTCGACGACGTTGCTTGCCGCGAAAAATACTTTCATGATCGACGGCATCATGGCCTGTACAGTATCCCGTACATCCATTGACATCGCCTGCGACCGGCCTTCCTCTTCGTTGCCGAATGGTTCGCCCTTATAGTACTGGCCCGCAAGCGCACGCTGCGGGCTGATGTCGTCGTCTATATAATTTTGAGCGTCGTCAATCTCGGCGATGACGATGTTCTGAAGTTCTTCTTCAGACATAGGCTCTTCGACCTGCTCGTCTTCCATCTCTGGCTCTTCAATGGAAACTTCCGTACCGTCAGGAAGTTCCATCGAAGTTTCATTGGACATATCTTCGCTGTCGTCGTTTTCCGAGTTGGCGTTGGGAACCCCGGTATCTTGATACATACGGTTGTTCTTAGCCATGTCGGCCTTACTCGGCTTACGGTTATTGCGATACGCCATATTTTAGCCTTACTTCTTTTTGGACTTGCCAGCTTCGGACAGGGCAATAGCTATAGCCTGTTTGCGCGATTTAGCCAAGGGAGCCTTTGCGGGGCCTTTAGGGTTTACGCCAGCGTGCAATGTGCCGCGCTTAAATTCGCCCATGACCTTAGCCACTTTCTTGTCGGCCTTAGTAGGTTTCTTCATTTTGACTTCCCCTTGTTTCGGGCGGATATTGATTTGGCTTTGGACTTCGCGTCTGCTTTAGATGACGCACCCCACGCTTGCAGAGATAAGAGAAGGCGGGTTGGTTCGCCTTTCGCATTACGCTCCGGCCCCGGCATGTTTCCCATACGCGCTAAGAATGACGCCCTCCGTGGATTATCGCCTGATTTAACAGGCGCTTTCAAGTTCATTCCTTCGGCCTTAGCAGACGCACGGCCCTTGGCGTTTAGACCGCCGGACGGGGACTTCCCTTCTTTACGCTGCCAAGCAGGGGTTTTCACGCCCACACCCTATACGGCACTGGCGGCTCAACGCTGAGCGGCGTCAGCAAAGCCAACTGGTCTTCGTCGAAATCGCCGCGAAGGTTGGTGTGCCAATCGGGATAATATTCCTCAATCGGTTGGCCCTCTTCGTCATAGCCAATGATTTTCGTGAATGGCCCGATCTGGTCAACCAAGAAATCGTTTACTGGATTGCCCTCGTCGTCAATGACGCCAGCCTCAAGCAGAGCGGCGTCCATGTCTTCTTCGGTCAGGGTTTTGAGATATAGGTCGGTCATGCGGTGAGTGCCTGCAACGTGGCGTTTGGAAGCCGCGTGTTGTAGTACGCAATTTGGCGGATGTGGCCGTTTGTCGGGTAGTCTCCGGCAGCGTAGATAGCGCCAATCAAAAGGCGGTCAACCGTTGGAACCGTACATGAGGTGTCAGTTGTTTGCGCGGTGCCGTTCTGCGCCAAATTGGTGTTGTTGGTAGCGTATGCCGCGGCAGCCTTAACCGGCTGACTACCAAGCGCGACTGTAAACGCGGCCTGCATGGTATTGTTGTCACGCATTTCGAAAAATAAGCCGCCGGCACCCGGGTTCGAATATATGGCCATGTTTTCGATGGCCGATCCGATAGATAGCGCGGCCATACCGCCACTAATATTGGGCTTTAAAGACGCCTCAACCAACAAAGTCCCTTCGCTCTGGTTATACCAGCTAGAGAAGTTCGTGCCTGTCATGGTCGCAACGTCTGCGCTGCGCGTTACTTGGCTGGCAACTGTGGGGATGTAGCTGGTGGCAAATGCTCCGGCTTCGAGTTGTGCGCCGTAGAGGAAGATGCCTGATGTGCCGTTGCCTGTGTAAACGGCGCTGCCTGTAAGGCTTGTGGAAGTGTAAATCCGAAAACTGTTGCTTGCGGCAGTTGCGGTCGCTGTCATAGTGAGACGATACCAGCCGTTACCCGCGTTTGTCACGGTAGTTGCTGTTGGTGCGACAGTGCCTGACGGGGTTCCAGTCTCGCCCGTTAAAAGATTAATAGAAACAGCAGAGTTGCTTTCAAGATGGAAAAGAAGCGCAAACGTGCGTTCCGCCGCCTTAATGTAGCACGACCAAGTATAAGGAACCGCTGTGGTCGTTACGTTTCTAATAAGAGTGTGGAGCGAGTTGGCCGTGCTTTCAACTAACTTGTCGGCATTCGTTGTTCCATCAGGCGAAGCCGTTACGTTCGCTGTGACAGTTACTTCTGATTTACCCCAGTTCGCATCGTCAAACTGTTGCGAATACACAATTAAATTCGTCCGCTGCTCTTCGATCAGCAAGCCCTTTGCCGCAAGCGTTACAGGGTCGTAATCAAAGCGCGGGCCGTAATATGCCGCTGACGTTGTGGCGTTGTACGTGCCGGGTGTTGTCTGGTAGGTTACTGGTTCGATTTGCGCGCCCCAAACAAAAATACCGCTTGTGCCGTCACCTGCAAATGTACTTACTGTATTTGCTGGGCTAGCATAAACGCGGGCTGCTGTGCCTGTTGTCGCAGTGAACGTGATGGAGCAGAGATACCACCCATTTCCCACTGGGGTGATGGATGAAGACGTTGGCGCGCCTATAAAAGATGAACCAACAACGCCATTTGCCAAGTCAAAATAAACACCTTGGTTTACTCCTGATGCGTACAAAATAGCCCATGAATACCCATCAGCTTTGAGATAGGCAGAATAGGTGTGCGCCACCGCTGTTGTGGTGACTGTCTGCCCCGCAAAGTGCGAAGCCGACGTTACGTCAGGGGTCAGCTTGTCCGCAGTGCTGGTTCCATCAGGTGCCGCCGTAGCATTGGCTGTAACTGTGGCGGCTGCTTTTGTCCAACTCGCGTTATCAAACGTCTGTGACTGCAACAGCAAATTCGCCGGAGCGTAAGTGATCTTGCCCGTGCTATCCACCAGCGTGGCATTGCTGCCGCGTGAGAACGTGACGCCTGAGTC